CACAAAATGAAGTTAGTTCTAGAGCTAGAGCTGCCGCAGCACATGCACAAGGGTATGATATGCCTCTAGATTTTGTGCCTAACATTGTAAACAGTAAAGCAGTACAAGGACCTGACAAAGCTAAAAATGCTGGATCTTTGATGTTAGGTGCAGTTGAAATCAATCTAAACAGTCTAGCGGATCTTGCTAATATTATGATCACAGTAAGAGGAGACCCCTATTGGTTAGGACAACCTAAGGGTGCTGGCGGCGCAAACGGAGCTCCTTATACCAGAGGTGGAAACAATTTCTTTTTAAATATTAATTTTCCAACTTATCCAAATGATGAAACCGGCTTAATAGATATTCCAGACAAAGATTTTGGTATAACAGGATTGTACAGAGTTACACAAGTTCAGGCTAGATACAGTGATGGGCAATTCGTTATGATGTTAGATGCTTTCCGTGACACCAATACCAACGTTGGATTGGTATTAGAAGAATTAGTCAGTGGAGAAATACAATTAGATGAATTTAGATCGTTAGCAGATAACTATACTAACAATGAACAAGGTGATGGTCCCAGTGACGGAAATGCCACACCATCTAGCACAGGACCTGGTAACATAAACTTCTCAAGTGGCACAGGCACAGGAACAGTTACGCAAAGTCAAAGTGGTATAAGAAATCAACCAATCACATCAAGTCTTGAAAGCATATTACAACGAGCTGGTGCTAATGCCGGCGTTAATGTTGTGGTCACCAGCGGTGGACAACCATCCAGCGGACCAAACAGAACGGGAAGTACAAGACACGACAACGGTCGTGCAGCAGATGTACAGTTGTTTGTACCTGGTAGAAATACGCCATTGAGTTTAAATAATGCAGCTGATGTTCCTATCATACAAAACTTTATAAATCAAAGTCGATTGGCTGGCGCAACTGGTCTTGGCGCTGGCAACGGATACATGGGCGATAATACATTCCACATAGACAATGCTCAGCCAGGAAGTGTTCAGTATTGGGGTGGACAACTAGACAACGGTACATTCAGAGCAAGAAATGCTCCAAGTTGGTTAAGAGATATAGCAAGAGGATTAGTATAACATGCGAGGAAAATATACCGGGTTAAACACTGAAAGCATAGGTGTACCTGAGAGGTTTGATAGAAGTAAACACGGTGCGCTGCAAACACTCATGGGTGTGTTTCTAGGAAAAGTTGTAAGTGTCAAAGACGATACTTATCAAAATCAAATATACGTCGAGCTAATTGGCCAAGAAATTATCAGTGACAAAAATGAAGAAGATAGAAAAAAATATCACAAGGTTCGCAGATTGATGAGTTTTGGCGGAGCATTTCATGATCCCAATTACAGTGACGATTATGGAATGATGGCTCCTCCACCCTCACCAGGTTCAGAGGTATTGGTTGCTTTTACTGGACTGGAACAAGAAGGTTATTTACTTGGTGTACTGAGTGATATTGGCAGGAATGCACAAATACCTGGATTGAGTGCTGGTATTACCAAAGAAGGTGTAGTTGCTCCAGCAGTTGATTTAGATGTTAAAAGCACAGACGGCATTGTAAGAACAAGACACAATCAATCAGAACAACTAGCAAAACAAGGACTTGGTTTAGATGTTATCAGAGGATTGACCAGCAGTGGTGGTAGAAGAGAAAGTCCTATTAATTTGTTCGGTATGCAAACACCTGGAGGTCACAGTCTTGTCATGGACGACGGAACTCGAAATGATGCAAATGTTCTTGTTCCTGACAAAGCTAGAATACCGGGAAAAAATGATCTTGTGAGAATGCGTACAAGACAAGGTGCTCAAATTCTAATGCACGACACAACAGGCATTGTTTATATTATCAATCAAGACGGGTCAGCTTGGATACAGATGAGTAAAAATGGTGATATCGATGTTTATAGTGAAAACAAAATCAGCATGCACTGTGAAAATGATATGAATCTACACGTTGGCGGAGATTTTAATTTAGATGCAGAAAATATTAACATTAATTCTAGAGGATCCGCAGGCATTCATATGCGAGCTGTTGATGGAGAAGTCAACATACTCAGTGCAAAAGACATGAACTTGACATCAGATCGTAATGGAAATATACTAGTAAAAGGGCATTTAAAAGTAACTGCAAAATTGATTGATTTGAATGGTCCTAAGGCTGAAAGAGCTTATTTTCCAAAATTGCGAAATCACACACAGAACCTTACTGTTAAACAAAGTATGGGCAGCAGAGTTCCGGAACACGAACCATGGGGAGGACATGCTGAACAAGATAATATCGTAGCTTCACAAGCACCAGGCAAACTTGGCGCAACCAGCAAAGATCACAATATTTCTGATCAAAAAACAAATGCTGCTACCGGAAGTGCCATTGGTTCTACTCAACCTGATCCGGTACAAATAAGAAGTAGACCTACAGGATCGGTTAGTGCTGATGGAACAATGGATCCTGCTCTTAGAGCTGCTGGATTTAATAAGACCAATTCAGCATACAACAAAGAAAAAGGAGGGTATGTCAGAACAGATATTCCGGGATGGTACACAGATGATGCACCGGTCACATATAAGTCAACAGATCCGAGATCTCCTTACTACAACCCACCAAATCCAAACACAAGTGTTGGTCCTACACAAGTAAATGTAGATACAAATATCAATCCTAGAACAGGTAAACCTTGGAGTAATAGATAATGTTAACACAAATACCTGTATATTTTCAAATTGTTTGGGATGATTACAATATACTAGATCAAACAACATATGATACACAAATTGATATAACAGATGTGAGAACCAGTAATACAGCTAGAGATGTTGCACTAAATTTTTCTAGGTACAATGCTTATAATGGCACAGGTTATGGAGAGAGAATAGATAATTCGGGTATTACTGAACAACAAGCATACGATGATTGGATAACTGTTTGGGATAAACAAGACAGAAAAGTAAGACAAGATCTTGTTAATTTAGAAGTTTACAAAATAACTCAAAATCAGTATGATGGTCTGGTTCTTTACAATTGGATCATGGGAAATACAAACACAGTGCTTGCAGAAGAAGGTGAATATGATCTAAAACAAACTGTAAAAAATCAAGATTGGGATATAGTAGCTAATATGATAGCTAGATCATTGAACAATCGAGACAAAACAGACCAAGCTGCTAAAATAATCGCACTGGCTGATTATGGAGAATACAAAGATAGAAGCTGGTTGAGAACCCAAGGTATATATAGAATGCGTCAACAAAATGAACTGTTGGCACTGGATAGCACACAGGTAAAACGTGCAAGATTTGCGTACTATGCTGAAACTGGAAACTTTTTGCCATTTACTCCTGAAGGTGTTAAAAGAGATATTGTAAAAAAATATGCAGATACATTGATACAGCAAAACTTTATCTATGACGGTACAACTAGTACATTTACACTGCAAAAGTCACCTAGTTTATATCCTGTAGAAAAGATACAAGTGCAAGTAAATGGCACCAAAATACCTCTGTATTTTGACTATACAGTAGATGGCAGAACACTTACTATTACTAAACAGCTAGAAATTAATGATGTTATCCGCACTACCATTAAAATATAAACAGAGCGGTTAATTCTGCTATAAATAGTAGTATGGCAACATATTATGGATATAGTACGATAGACACAGTTACAGGCAGTAAAACTCTAGTCGATGTTGAACTGGCAAAGCGTGATCTTATGAACAACTTTTATACTCGCAGAGGCGAGAGAGTGCAAAACCCAGAGTTTGGCAGTATATTGCATGACTTGGTTTTTGAACCTCTGGATAGAGAAACAGAAACACTAGCACTAGACGATGTAAAACGTATTATAGACAACGATCCACGATGGGTTGAATTAGAAACACTGTTAACAAAACCCGACGATCACACACTAACAATTAAAGTGAGATTGAGGTACAACGATACAGGAACAGCAGAAGAACTGTTCCTAACATATGTAGGCGAGATAGCATAATGGCACAGGGCGCAAGACAAAGCAGTTTATTTGCTGCTGAAGATTTTAGTGTTGTTTATGAAAGTTTTAGCGAAGCTAACTTTCAAGCGTATGATTTTGAAACCATACGTAACAGCATGGTTGAATATATCAACAATAACTATCCAGAAAACTTTAATGACTGGATAAGTTCAAGTGAATTTGTAAGTTTGGTTGAACTCATGGCATTTTTAGGTCACAACCTAGCATTTAGAGCAGACCTAGCCAGCAGAGAGAATTATTTAAGCACAGCTGAACGCAGAGAAAGCGCCTTGCGTATAGCTGAGTTTTTGGGATACACACCCACACGTAATATTGTTGCCAGCGGTTTGCTAAAAATTGACAGTGTAACCACATCAGAAGTGGTGTATGACGTAGATGGAGTCAGTCTTGCCAATCAAACCATACAGTTTGAAGATGCAACTGATCCAGACACATATCAAAACTTTTTAACAGTGATGAACGCTATTTTTCAAAGCACTAGTCAATTTGGATCACCATACAGTAAATTTACCAGCAATGGTATTGTAAATCAGATTTATAGAACCAACAGTGTTAACAATACTGTAACTCAAAACTTTAGTGGTAGAGTAAATGGTTCTAGTACTAGATTCAGTTTGCACAGTTTGGGGTATAATAGTGCCAGCGGTGTTCTATCTGAAAAAACACCTGATCCTTATGGTGTTATTGATATGGTATACAGAGATGACAACAGCGGTTTTGGTAGTGCCAACACAGGATTCTTTTTGGGATTCAAACAAGGTAGTTTAGAGTATCAAGATTTTAATATCAATGAGGGATTACCTAATATGGTAATCGATGTTAATGTGGCTAATGTAGCAAACGGAAATATATGGGTACAAACCATTGACGAAGTCGGGCAAGTGCAAAAAACCTGGACTAGAGTTGATAGACTGTTTGGACTAAATGCTATCTTTAATGCAACTCAAAATAATGTAAGAGATATTTACACAATAGCCAGCAGAGAAGATGACCAGATCAGTGTTGTATTTGCTGATGGAGATTTTGGAAATATTCCTAAAGGTATTATAAGAGTATGGTACAGAGTGGGTTTAAATCAAAGCTACAGTTTAAATCCAGACAATTTTGGCGGTACTAGTTATTCGTTTGATTACATAGGCAACGACGGTAATACACATACTGCTAGATTGCAATTGAGTTTAAAGTCAAATGTAACCAATGCCAGTGCCAGAGAAAGTATTGATAGCATCAAAGCCAATGCTGGTAGATTTTTTGCTACACAAGATCGCATGGTCACAGCAGACGACTACAGCATCTATCCAGTAACTGTAAGCGAAAATATTCGCAAAATCAAAAGTATCAACAGAGTACACAGCGGACACAGTAGATTCCGTGATTTGTATGACCCAACAGCCACATACAGCGATGCTACAAACTATTTGAGTGATGGGTATATGTATGAAGACAATGTTACTACTCGTAACTTGGTTACACTTCCGAGCAGTCACAACAGTGAACAAATTTATCAAAGATATATTAAACCAATATTGAACAACCCTGAAGTTAAAAACTTTTACTACAACAGACACACTTATGAAGGAACTCATATTGCGGCAAACAGCTACAGTGAAGCAAGTCTCGGAATTGTTGTTTTTAATACCAATGGTACAGACGATAATGTGTTTAGATGGAATCAAGTGAGCAAGGGTGCTAATACTTGCACAGGTTACATAACTTACAATGCTATTGTACAGAGATTAGGTAGTGCAGCTACCAATCAATTGAGCAAACTACAAGTTAATGGACTAGTAGAGTTTATCACAGCTCCTTACAAAATAGGATATATTAAAACTATAACAGTTAACGCTGGCGGAAGTGGATACACAAGTGCTCCTGCTGTTGCTATTAATGGTGTAGGAACAGGAGCGACAGCCGTTGCTAATATTGATATTTCTTCAGGAGAAGTAACAACTATTACTGTAATAGATAGTGGTCAAAACTATGATCAAACTACTAGCATTACTATCAACGGCGGCGGTGGTACCGGCGCACAAGCTAGTGCTGAAATAGATAGTGCAGATACCCAATGGGTTAGAATCACAAACTTATACAAAGATGGATTAGGTAGAGATGATAGTATAGGTACTCCCACAGGCATCGATCAAAGCGGCAGAGGAAGTGTAAGTTTGAATGCAGTTATCCCAAGTGGTGCAAGAATAAACAGAATGATCCCAAGCTGGTCACATGATCTTACAAGCACAGTAAAAACAGATGTTATAAACAAAATTTCAAATCGCAATAGTTTTGCATTAAGATTTAATCCAGTATCACAGGAATGGATGACCATCGAAAGTGCTGATCTTTTGAGCAATAGCACAACAAACAACAGCGTTTCACTTTGGAGTAGACAGTACGAAGGTGATCAAACCAGTACAGGAAGAGACAACAGCTGGATCATAAGAGTAAACTATAGCAGTAGTAATTGGGAAATTTTAACTAGAAAAAGTAGACTTGTGTTTGGTAGTAGTCAAGAAGTTAGATTCAACAATTTAAACTTTATGGAAACTTTCAGCAGTGAAACACTTAAACCACACAAAGATAGTGTAGAAGTATTAGATATTAATACCAAGAGTTCAACTAATAAAAATCCTTTGGGTAAAAATTATAAGTTTAACACATTTGGATATTACACATACACAGACGGTTATACAGATCCTCATAAAATACGAGTTACACTAGCTGATCCTGATAACGACGGATATCCAAATAATCCTGAATCATTTTTAAATGTAATAGGATCTTCGACAATTAAATTAGGAACTACTACAGAAAATGGATATGAGTTTGTAGTACCAGATAATACAGCAGGTACTACGATTGTCACAGGCAGAGACAATTTAAGAACCAAATATCGCAGAATTGCAGATATCAATCAAGTGATAGATCCTAGCACTACAAATATTATCGACACTTACGTACTGTTACGCAGTTATGACAGTGCTTATAGAACTTGGGCATTGTACGATGGCAGAAGTCAAACAAAACCAAATCCGCCAACTGTAAGCGAACTTGGAACCTTGTTTGAAAG